CCTCACCGCCATCCTCGTGCCGTTTACCGGGTGGGTAGTGGTGCAAGTCATGGACAATAACTCGGCCCATGACAGACTGGGCTCCAAGATCGAACTATCCGACGCTGCGATTGTCTCCAACTTCGACGCCAAGCTTGCCTCGCAGCCGCCGCCGGAATGGCGCGACCGCATCACCCGCCTAGAAACTGGTGCGGCCCAACAAGCACTCACCTCCGCGCGCCTGGAACTCATGGTGAGCGACATCCGCACCCGGCTATTCTCCGAAACCAAACCAACACCAAACCAATAAATATATGAAACTGAACAACGACAAAATCACCACCACCCTCGGCATCATCGGAGGCGTGGCATCCGCCATCACCCCGGTTTTCGCCGGAGCCAATCCAACACCCCAGGGCATCATCATGGGTCTCCTGATCGCATTATTCGGATTCTTCACCAACCGACAGGCCAAATGATCCACGACGCTGGAACCGCCGCCGCCATAGTATTGCTCCTGCTCTGCCTGCACCACGCCATCACCCCGCCCCGGCCATGATACACCCCTTCCCCACCATCACCTGTCTGCTGTTCATCCTGCTGGTCCTGTGGCTGGCGTGGAAGACGCTCCAGTGTGAGAGCGACGACGACGACCTTAGATTCTTATGAACGCTCCAAACTATTCCCTCGCCGTCAGGATGGGGCTCTGGAAGACCGGGAAGCTCATCAAAATCATTGAGGGCTCGCCCGTCACGCTTGGGATTGACGGCGTGATCCGATTTGTTGGGGACATGGATATTGACTCTGACGGCGGGCCGAACGTGGACAAAGATCCATGCTGGCAACCCGACACGACGCTGCGCCACGCCGGAGGCTCCATCAACGCTCAGACCGTCCCGTATGTGGTGTGCCCAATCGGAGTGCTAGATCTGGTGCATGAGATCGGGCTCGGGTGCCGCTGCGTGGTGACGCACACCAAGAACCGGCGCGAGGCGGTGGCCGTGCTGGCCGACCTGGGGCCGCGCGCAAAAACCGGAGAAGGTTCGCCGGCACTGGCGCGGAAATTGGGAATCAACCCAAACTCCCGATACGGCGGGGAGGACGCCAAGGTGATCCTTTACGAACTCCACATCGGAGTCCCGGCGGTCATTGACGGAGTGGAGTACGCTTTGCAGCCCTTGCACGGGGCTTGATCAAATCCCCGGCCGCCAACTCAGCCGCAGATAGGACCAGCAGGGTTTGCTTTTTATTGAGGTCTCGCACGAGGTTGCGGAACTTGCGCCCGGCCTCGACGGCGTGCTTGGAAAGAGTGCGGGCGGCGAAGTCCGGCGTCTGGCTGTGGGCCATTTCCTGCCGCTTATCGAGCCAAAGGGCGTGCAATTCTTGATAATCCGGGTGGTGCGGAGAGATTTTGAAACCGGCGACTGCAACCAAGTGGACGGTTTCCCAGCGGACGGAGCGGTCGTTCTCGACCTTCCAGTAGGTGGACTCAGAAATATCGCAGAGGTGTCCGACTTCCAGCATGGTGAAGCCGCGCTCGCCGCGCAGTTGGGCGACCTTTGAGCCGAGGGTGATTTTTGCCATGCGCACTTTATGTTGCATGGGGGCGGATAAGTCAACAATTTAATTGGCCCTTTTAATCGAACAGCGTCACCTCGGGCTTGCGGTAAAACCCGTCGTCGCCCTTGATGATCATGCGGGCCATGAGCATATCGGTGATCATGCCCTTGGCCTTGGGACCAGACAGCCCTCCGGACTTGGTGAGAAGATCGTAAATGTCCTTGTAGGTGCAGCATGCGGGGATGAGCGGAAGAAACAATTCCGGCTTCACCGACGACTTGCCGGACTCGCCCTTGCCCTTGTAGGGTTTTTCCTCTTCCTCTGGCTCATCATAGCGGACCTGCTCCCATGACAGCTCGCCGCCGGTGGAATGCTTGAGGTAAATATCCTCGCTGATGTAGCCCTTGAACTGGTCAACCATGCCCGCCCGATTGCCGCGCTTGCAATTTTTGAAGAGGAAGGTTTTTTCCTGCTTGGTGTGGATGAGCACGGAGACGGCACGGGGCCAGTTGACAATCTCGCTGGAGCCAAGACCGATGTAGGAGAAATCCGACGAATTCCAGCCTTTTTGGGCGTCCTTATCGCGGGACGGCTTGCCGGTGTGGTGGACTAGAACCACGATGGCTCCGGTGCGCTCAAGTACGGGTTGGAGCAACTCGCGGAAGAACTTGCTGGCCACCTTCTGCTGTGAGATGTCGTCGCCGACGAATGACAGCAAGGGGTCGATGATGACGAGCTGGGCTTGCGTCTCGCGGATGAACTCCTCCAGCCAACGGACGAACTTCTCGCCGGTCTTGTCGGTGACTTGCTTGAAGTACAGGTTTTTTCCGATGTTTGAGAATTCCGTTTTGCTGAACCGGAAGCGAATATCGGCGATGGCCCCATGCAACATTTCCCCCAGATCGCCCGGATCATTCTCCGCTTGGACGACGAATGTTTTGAGAGGATGGCGAAACGTCAAGCCGTGCCAATTGACACCCGCCGCCGCGTGGATGCAGAGCGAGGTGATGAGGGTGGACTTGCCGATGCCGGATGGACCAATGATCATCCAACTGCCGCCCTTGCTAAGGAAGCGTTTCTCGTAGCCGATGAGGGCGTCTGGATCGTTCTTGGAATCCCGATGGACCAGATCATTGACGGCCATCGTCCCTTTTAGGATGGGATTCTTGGATTGCTCGATGACGCGGAAGAACACCTGATGGTGCTCCGGGTGCTCGACGCGAATCCAGTCGTTGGCGTCCTTGTGGGGCTCCGGCGTCTCAAAGACGGCAAACTGGGTGATCTTATTGCGGCTGGTTGAAATGCGATGCAACCACTCCTCGGACGGCGTGCGGCCTTCCTTGTTGGTATTGGCGCGGATGACGCCATCCTTGCCGAGTTTCTCCTTGGGATCGTTCTGGTTGACGGCAATCAGGTTGGTGATGGCCAGCTTGGAAATATCGGTGTTGGAGGTGGCGCTGCGAGTGATGTAGGCCGAGTAGATGCCGGAGTTCTCCGGGTGGTGGGCATTGAGCTTGTCGAGCACGGCGAAGGCGTCCCACTGGCTTTCAAAGGCAAGACAGTGAACCGACTCGCTGGGAATGCCGACGAGAAGCGGGGCGGACTCCGCGCCGGATGGGTAGTAGCGCCAGCCATCGCTGCTCTTGTGGTGAATGGCTACGACCTGGCCCTTGGAATTGTGGACGGGGAAAGCGAAGGCACCTTGGAAACATCCGATCAATTCCTGCTCGCGCATCCACTGCACGAACTCGACGGAGTAGCCGCGCCACTCGCACAGCTCGGCGGCTTTATCCGGGGTGAACTCTGCCACGCACTTTTTCCAGTCGATGAGGGTGGTGGTGGGGGCTGAGACTTTGTAGGTGGGTGCTTCATCCACGGCCGCAGGGGGATTGAACTGGAAGTCGGAGGGGTCGATCTTCCAATCGCTTTCGATGGGCTCGGCCATCGAACAGAAAGCCATGGCGGCATCGACGGCTTCCGAGAACGATAGGCCACCGGTGACCTTGAAAAGCTCCAGCAGGTCGCCCGCCTCGCCGGTGGCCCGGTCATGCCAGACGCCCGCCTTGGGTCCTGACAACTCGATGCCCATGGACTTGCCGGGGCCGCCGTCCACGCCGCCGCATTGCCACGTCTGGCCGGATTTCTTGCCTCCCTTGAGAAGTTCCCGGCAAACGGCCTCGGCGCGGGCGGTGAGGGCTTCTCTGACTTGTTGGATGTGTTCTGGTGAGATCATACTTTTTCTTCCTTGTACCCGCATGCGATGAGGGCGGCTAAAATTTCATCGTTCCCGGCGGACGGGTCTTCGCGGTGGTGTTCGTTGAGGATGGCGAGCGCCCGCTCGGCGATTTTCACTTCCTTGGGTTTGGCGGGTTGCCAGCTTGGGCGGGAGCATCGACGCATGGCGTCCGGGCCGGGACCGACGATGTAGAGGTAGCGGTAGCCTTGATGGAGCTCCCACTCGGCGAGGAAGGGCTTCCAGTTATCGGGGTTGGATACGGGTTGGCGGATCTTCATGTTTCGTCGGGGGATCAAACGGTTTTTTTGAAGCGGGTGTCGAGGAAAACTTTTGCCTCGGCGGCGGTGCAGGTTTCGGGCGACGGGTGCTTGAAGCGGACGAGCCATTGCAACTGCTTGACGGTGGCGAGCTTGGCCTTGGAGCGGTTGAAGAGGCGATCCATAACCATGGACGCCTCGCCCTTGGTGGCGCATTTGAGGCCGAAGCGGGACAGGACTTGAGTTTGGGCCATGCTGGCCGGGGCGGTCTCCCAACCGAAGACGGGCGAGTAATCGCGGATTTTCTGGTCTTTGAGCAACGCGCCGACGTGCTCGATGGACAAGTACCGCTCGGCCTTGCGGGCGTTCTCGGCGATGGTGCGGATGAGCGCCGCCTCGCGCTCGTTCTCGGCTTGCTCGACGGCTTCCCCAAGGTCTTTGTCGGCGGCGGTCGTGAGCGCCTCGGTGATGGCATCCTCCTCCGCCTTGGTGCGGGCGACCAGCGATGCGGGCTTGGCCAGATTGTGGCGCTCGTGCAGCCAGAGGAAATCCAGCAGCAGGAGGTGGTCCTTGCCCTCGCATACGCGGGTGCCGCGACCGACCATCTGGGAGTATAGCCCGCGTGACTTGGTGGGCCGCAGCACCAGCAGGCAATCCACGCCCGGCTCGTCCCAGCCCTCGGTGAGCAGCATGGCGTTGGAAAGCAGGCGGAAATTGCCGGCGGAGAAATCGGAGAGGATGGCCTTGCGGTCTGGCGACGCGCCGTCGATGTGGTAGGAGGAGATGCCGGCGGCCATGCACTCCTCGACGAAGCGCTTGCTGGTCTGGATGAGCGGAAGGAAAACGACGATCTTTTTGCGGTCCCGGCACTCGGTGGCTAGATAACGGGCAATCTCCTTGAGGTAGGGCGTGATGGCCGCGTCGAGCTGGTTGCTGTCATAGTCCCCGGCGGTCTGCTTGACTGCGTTGAGGTCGATCCTGAGTGGAACCGACTTGATCCTGATGGGGGAGAGAAATCCTTTGCCGATGAGGTCGAGCAGATTGCACTCGTAAGCGAGGTTTTGGAAATAGACGGCGAGATTCTTCTTGTCCCCCCGGTCGGGCGTGGCAGTCACACCCAATACGCGGGAATCGAAATGAGCGAGGGTGGCCTGCCACTGGTCGGCTAGGACGTGGTGGGCCTCATCGCACACGATCAGCCCGAAGTGATTTTTTGGCCAGGTGGCTAGACGCTCGCCCTGCATCGTCTGGATCGAGGCGACCACCACCGCCGCCTCGCGGTCGGCCCGGCGCTCGGCTTTCTCGATGCTGGCTTCGATGCCGGTGGCCTTGCGGATTTTGTCGGCTGCCTGCTCAATGAGTTCCTCCCGGTGGGCTAGAACTAGCGTGCGCTCTTGACGTTTCGTGTGGAATCTGGCCGCGATGTGGGCGAAAACGATGGTCTTGCCACCGCCGGTGGGCAGCACGCCTAGCTGGCGCATGTGATTGGCATTGAAGCCACGGGCCACGGAGTTGACGAAGTCTTGTTGGTAGGGTCGGAGGAGCATTTAGGTTGGTTGATATTCAGAAAAATAATCAATGACTCAGCAGGATTGGGCGGAGGTGGGACATTATCCAGGCCATACCATGGGGCTTGCTGTGGCGGCCGTCGGGGGTGCGCAGGATGTAGTTGTTGGCGCGCGGGCCGCGCAGCAGCGTCCAGCGGAGGATGGCTCCGGTCTGGATGTTGCACCACTCCAGCGAGCGGATCGGCTCGCCGGGGCACGGCGGAGGATTGGCGGTCATGTCCTGGAGCATTTCCGGCGTGATGCAGGCCGCCCGCCGGGCTGCCTGTACCGCCTGGGATTTTTTTGCCTGCCGCACTCATTTTGAGGCGGTAAGCGCGACTTGGTTGATGGATCAATCTTGGCATAAGTCACATAATAACACTGTTCGCTGGATCACAAGATGGACCCTCACAACGCGATTCCACGGAACGAATATATCGAAGCGCAGTATCGTGCCGTGACTCGCCTTCATGAACCGATTCAACAGCCCACAGTAATTCGTGGTAGAGAGTCTTCCAGCGATCTGCTTCGCTCCCGGGGAGATAGACCACGGATTGAGCGTTGGCGTGGATGTTTCGCCGGAAGTCCGGCATTGCCTGACGAATTGCTTCGGCAAGTTGCGCTTGAGTCAGATCATCAATCGCAAGCGCGTGACGACGGACAAATTCAGCGAACAAGGCATCGCTGCCAACCGGCAACATCATTTCATTTTCATTACTCATTTTCGTTTCGGTTGCTGCCGGTGGCAGGATATTGGGCGTTCTGCTCAATCATAAATCCTCCTGTCACATGCTCCGCACATAATCCATATCGCGGTTCATCGCGCAGACGTGTTCGCGCATCCGTCTGGCATCCATCTCTTTAGGTATTTCAGGCTTGCGGATTTCTATCCATTCGCCAGTTGGTTCGCACTTGGCCCATGTTCTCAGTGTCCGCCCTCCCCACTCTTTCAGTTCCAGGTCGTAAGCGCAGAGATCCGGTTCGCCCTCGGGAGCAAAGTCCACGATCTGGACCATTCTCCACGGTTTTTCGGGAGTCGCCCGCCACCAGAAGAATCCAGCCGAACAAGGCGGGACTTTTACCGGCGACACGGGTCGTAAAGACGAAGAATCAGAATGAGGGAGATCAAGAATAGGAATATCATTTTTCATGTCGGTGGCGGTTCAAAAAATTCAGAGCATAACAATCGGATGGTGCCGACAGGGCTAAGGCTTCTCTTTGGCTGGGCTTGGCACCTCGGACGCGCCCTGCGGCACATCCGAAGCGTTCGCTTTACAGAATTTCGCCACCTGCTCGCCCAGGTATCGCGAGAAGGCCGGCGGGATGGCTTGTGAGATTTCCTTGCGCGTAGCCCATGGCATTTCCATCGCGTCCCGCGCTTCTTGGAGGTTCCGAGGCTTCCGCGAGTTTCCGCCTTTGCCGTCGAGCCTTTCGCCCTTCCGGCGCGATCCAGTGCCGGTGATGTCCAGCGGCTCGGGCTGCAGGTCGTGGCGGCACTCCGCCGGCCACAAGAACACGTTCGACTCGAAGAGCCGATGACGGCGCACACCCAGCCCGAAGGATGATCCGCAGAGCATGATTGGATTTTCCAGCGGCGATCCCATCACGTTTTCGATGATGTATGGTCCACCCCACGCCTTGAGCTTTTCACGGGTGCGCGTGATGAAGCATTCGTAATCCTTCCCGGTGCGGTGCTTGAGCGTTGTATGAGCTTGGCACGGAGGCGATGCCCACACGAAGTCGAAGCCCGATAGGTCGGCTTCCAGCGCGTCCCCGAGGATGAACGTGAACGGGTAGTTTGGCCGATCCACGATATCCACGCCGGTGACGTTGAAGCCCGCTTGATGCAGTCCCATCCCAGCCCCGCCGGCGCAGCAGAACAAGTCCAACGCCGAAAGCGAACAAGGCATCGCAGCCAATGACTGCCCGGCGGGAGTCGATGGCGAGAGCGGAGCGGTAGGGCGGGCAGTCATGGCTGGATTTTATCGTTCGCTAAAGAAAATTCATGTCCACAGAACCTCCCTACCCGACCAACGAAGCGTGGATACGCTTCATGGCACCTGTGAACCCACAGACGGCCGCATCCTTGCTGAGAGTCATTGACTCCAAGCTCCAGACCGGACTCAAGAAGCTCCATCTTATGATCTCCTCTCCAGGAGGTTCGGTTTTCCATGGCCTCTCGATCTACAACTTCCTCAAGGGTGCTCCTATAGAGGTCATCACTTACAACTTCGGGAGCGTTGATTCCATCGGAGTAGTGATATTCTGTAGCGGAGATCGGCGAATATCCGTTCCCAACGCACGATTCCTTATTCACGGAGTTTCCATGACATTCAACAACCAGCAGCGCCTTGACGAGAAGGACATGGAGGAGAAGCTCAAGGGACTTCGGATCGACTATCAGAACATTGCACGAGTGATTTCTGACACGACAGGGAAGGATGTTGATTCGATCATCAACGACATGGAGACACGAATCACTCTCACACCACAGGAGGCCAAGGATTACGGACTCGTCCAGAAGATCGCTCCTAAGCTCTTCCCGTTTGGTGCGGATTTGAGCGTAATTCATGAAGATGCTTCTATCGGGTTGGCTACACCAAGGGCTGTTCAGCAGCAATTCAACATGCCGGTCCAGCATTCCACCGAGGAGGCCACTAGCTGCATCACGATCCCACTGACGGACAACATCACCAGTATCGACAATAGCGAACAAGCCGCGCCACGCAACGGTGCATAAGCTTTTCAATTTCTTTTTCATAGACCCTCCTTTCGCGCACCGTGCGTGCGCTCATCGTTCTGCGGAAAATTCACCGGACACAATTCGAGCAATCCGCGACACCCGGCTATCTCATTCAGACGTTCCAACGAGTCCTCAATAACGATGCAGCACGCCACATTGAGCACAGGAACCGCCCGCTCGATCCAGTCGCGCAGTGTGAGTAGTTCATTCTGCATGGAACTAATCACCTCCTTCATTGAATCGCGCTCACAGTCGAGCCTCTCCGCGATGTCGCAGATAGCGTCCAGAGCCTCTCCAATGACTTTCGGGCGTTCCATTTCAAGGGTTTCATCTCCGCGTCTCCAGCGGTTATATCGGCGCACCAGGGCGATGGTATCAGATGCAGAACAAGGCATGGATGCCGACGCTGCGGGCTTGGTTGTTTCGTTGTTTGTCATTTGATTATTGGTTGGTTGGTGGTGAGGCTCGGTCACAGTGGCGTTCTCCGAATGAAGGTTCCACCATTGCGCTACGCGGCGAATCCACGGCAGTCCGGGTTCGCCGTCCTCCCGGTTGAGTGCGACGTTGCAGTGGTCGCACCGCACCGCATCAACGGTTCCGGCAGCGCGGGGGTTTTTATACCACATCCCCGAGCACCCCGCCTGAAAAGACGGAGAACAAGGGGGTCGAGCCGACAGGTCGGACGCTTCAATTTCACTTTCCATAATCGTTTCTTTTGGCCTGCGGCACATCACCAGCGTTCTGCTGGAATGAATCGCCGCAGTTGGGGTATTTGGGGCAGGGTCCTAGCCGCTCCGTATCCCATCCATTACTCGCGCACCTTACGCATCCCTCAAAATGAGACGCCGAACAAGACGCGGCATCCGACGCCGCTCTGGCGGTTGTTTGTGTATTGGGCATATTATTGTTTGGTTGGTGAGTCTTGGCGCGGATGCGCAGCGGCGTTCTGTGGAGACATTTTATGCATCGGGTCAGAGGCGGATCGGAGGCGGTCAAGCGCCTCCCCGTGGCGTTCATCGTCGCCCTCAATCCCGATGAATCGGCGGCCTGCCTGAATGGCGGCAATGCCGGTTGTGCCGCTCCCGGTGAATGGGTCGAGGACCAGCCCGCCGGGCTTGGTAACCAACTCGACAATCTCTTTCAGCAGTGGCACGGGCTTTTGTGCCGGGTGACCGGATTGGCCCGAGTGGGCGGCCATCCATTTGTAGCGGAACACGTCCGACCTTGAACGGTTGTCGATCTTCGCGCCATCCTTGGCACAGAAGAGAATCATTTCGTATGTCGGGCGGAGTTGCGACGGGCCGGCCGGGCCGATCCACTCTTTATCCCAACAGGCGAGTGACGATGCCGGAATGTATTTGTCAGAGCAGGCTTTCAGCAGCATCGGGACGCTCCGCCAGTTCGTGAATATCACCAGGAATCCACCGGGCTTGAGCACGCGCCAGGCTTCATTCATCCAGGCACCATACCAGTAGGAGGCGTTCATCAAGTCCACCCATGATCCGCCCTTGCTCTTCGCGTCGCCGGTCGAGATTGCGCCGATCAGGTAGGGCGGATCAGTCACCACGCCGTCAACGTGGCTCGATGGCATGGCCTGCATGGTTTCGATGCACTCGCCCAAGTGGAGATCAACCCCCAAAGACACAGAACAAGGCGTGCCAGCCGACGCCGTGGGTTTGGTAGTTTGATTCATGGTGTTGATTCGGTGTCAGTGGTTGTGCGGGCGCGGCTGGACATTGACGTTCGGCATACAATAAGAGCAATGAAATGACCCATCACCGCGAGACCGGAATAGAAGATCACCGCAATTCAGACATTTCCCGTATGGTTCTTCCTCGGATTGTAGGCGTTCGTAGAACAAGATGCCTCCGGGCCATTGATGCGCTGTCGGGTCGATCACTGTACCAGACGGTGTTTCGCACCACCAATGAGGCCGGAAGTCCACCCCCACCATCGCACTCCCGCGAATACGGACCAACTCAGGGAAAGCCACGCACATGGTCGTTGTTGCCTCCTCGCATTTCAGGTTGGCGGATTCCGGCGTCGGGTAATGCTCGGAAATCCAGAAGCCGAACAAGGCATCGCTGCCAACCGGCGTTTCGCTTTTAGTTTCACTATTCATGGTCTTGATTTGTGCTGCCGATGGCAGGATATTGACGTTCTCCAAAGAAAATTGAGACAGACAGTCTAGCCCGTGCGTCATGTTTCGGCACTCTTGGGCGATCTCGAACGATTGGCATTGGTCACAGTGCTGCGCGTGGCCGTAGATTGTTTCAATCGCTTCGAGGGCGATTCTGGCGATTCCCAAAGCCTCTTGGAGCGCGGCGTCGGCTTTTTGGAATTTGTCAGCCCACTGGCTGCGGAATCCGGCCTCTTCATTGCGCTCGCGCTCAAGTCGGCGGGCGAATGCGTATGTAACAAATCCTCGATAAGCACCCCCAGCAACAGCCTTGCTTAATGCATGTTCGGTATCGCTTTCGGGAGAAGATGAAGACGCCGAATAAGACGCGGCAGCTCGACCGCCGCCATTCGCACACTTCGGGCAGCATGGGGGACCGTTCAGGCCTAACATCTCTACGTTACAGGTTTGGCATTTCATGGCGTCGGCAGCTGCGCTTTTGCGTCCCCAAGAATTGGACGCGCCATCAGCACGCCGTGGAACGTCTCATATTCCATGCCGTCTTGGGTCGGCCCTGGACACGGGCAGGTGTCGTATTCACACCTGCACAGGGAACACACGTTCCAGAGTTCGCCCGTGTCCTCATATTCATCATCGTAGCTTTCGCAGTCGCCCGCGAAGCTCACGCGCCGCCAGCCGGTATCCCCGCCCCATTGCAGAGCCATCGCGTCCGCGATTCCCTGATACGTCTTGGAGCGTTCGCGCCAGCGGTCGGGCGAGGGCGTGAGCTTGTTCTGGCCGTTGTCGCATTGGTTCGCCCACCGGGGCTTTCCCTCGACCATCCGGGGCGGGACGTTTGCGGTTGGCTTGAGCTTCGGCAGACCTTTCATCCATAGCCCGGTCGTCTTGCTCGCATCATCCCCGAACTGGTGAGGGTGGACGTATTGATCGGCCTTGCGGATGTTGCTGGAGATTGCGCCCACGGGATTCTCGATGGCGATACGCGGGCAGTCCGCGTCCATGAACAGGCGCACGAAGTCCAGAGCCTCGGCTTGTGCCTTCCTGCGATCTTCCCCCACCAGCGTTCCCGGTTTCACCTTCTGGTGATACCCCACGCCGGGGAACTTCACGAAGTCCGGGTCAGAGAATTCCCACGCTGCCGCGACATTCAGGAAGGTGCATGGAGGATGCGCGATGATTAGATCCCAGCCGTTGGCGAGGATGTCCCGAACGTCCCCGGTGTAGTGGTCGCCGGGTGTTTCCGTTTCGAGCATATCGCAGGATGTGGCAACGTGTCCCAGGGCGTTGAAGGCATCCCGGACGGTTCCCGATGACTCGCAAGCCACAAGAACACGAAGAGGGACAACAAGACGCTGCATGGAATGCCGGGGAGCATCCTGCGCGAGTACAAGCGTTAATTGGTCGGCATCCATGAGCTTATGCGTTCGCCCCACAATCAGAATCAGAATCCGGGGCTTGGTTTCCCCACACATCGAATCCGGGGCGGGGTTGCCGCGCAAAAATGTCGATTCGAGGACCGGGGCTAAAATCCTCAATCATTCGATAGGCTTCCGGTGGTTTTTCGCTATGACGTTTCGGGCGCGGCCATTCGTGTGTCTGTTGTGGTGCCGGAAGAATGATTTCCACGCCAGGCATCACGCCACGCATCAAAAACTCTGAATCATGGCGAATCCATGGGCCAAGATTCGGATTCTTTTTCCAGATGAAGATTCCGGCGTAGCGGTAGCCCCAGAGTTGCAGCAGCAGGCCAGCGTCCACGAAGTTCCGCGAGGTTGTCCACATCCACAGTTGCGAACTTTCGGCGGCAATGTCCATGATTCGCATTGATGCAAGCTGAATGCCCGTCATCGTGCTGTATGGGATGATCGACACACCCCCGCCCTTCATGCTCCGGTGTTCCCCTGGTCCCGGCCACGGCGGATCAATAACGATGGTGCGGTAATGGTTGGCGGGCAGATCGGTGACGATGGCACCAACAGGCGAACAAGACGCGGCAGATCGACTGCCACCAGCTCCTTGTTTGGGTGAGGCTTCCGGCTCCGCTGTGAGTTTGAATGTATCTTCCATGTTTTAGGGTGTAGAGGGTGGCAGCGTCTGCGCTTATGCGTTCATGGCATTTCAAGCAGGTAGTTTTCGATGATTTCCAGAGCGGTTCCGAGGTGGTTACAGATGCGGACGAAGTAGCGTTCGTGGTGGAGAGCTTCCATCACCTCCCACTGAGCATCGGAGACATGGCCGCCGGATTTCTTTAGCTCCATGTAAAAGCCGTGGTATCCGCCACGGGCTACGGGCATGCATAGGTCGGGGATGCCGGGGATGACGCCTTGGGCCTTGAGCTTTATGCCGGTTCCCCAGCCACGCCAGTCGCCGTTTGGAATGGCGTGGAGTAGCAGCACCGACGGGTGCGCCACGGCCAAGGCCATGCTGCGGGTGACGATGGCGACCTGGAGGGATGCTTCGCTTTGCTGCCAGGCTTGCTTGGCCGGGACGCGCCAGTCGATAGTGGACCTCATGGGGTGTAATTTTTATCAAAGCACCACAGGCAAAAGCAGGCATGGAAGGCTTTTAGAGCTTCCTCGCCGTTGTCCCAGATTTTCACCTGCACGGGGCCGGGGGTATCTGAGGGGATGATGACGGACATGAGCAGGGGCAGCGGGTCGCCGGGCTCGCGCAGGCAATCGGCATAGGCGGCGAGCTGCATGGCCCACTCGGGATAGAAATTCCCCTTGGGCTTGCCCTTGAGTTTCTGGCTTTTTACATCAATGACGGCGCGGCGACCGTCGGTGAGCATGGCGTGGAGGTCGAGGCGGCCGGCATAGCCGATTTCCCCGACGACGCTTTTTTCCGCGTCGATGGTCGTTGCGACGTTGGCGCGGTGCCAGACCTCGTAGCCTGCCACGTAGTCGAGGATTTCGCCGGTGCCCATGAACGCGCCGGCGGTGGAAAACTGCTCGCATTGCTCGTGAATGAGCGTGCCCCAGGCTGCGGCCTCGCTGCCGGTCTTGTCGGACTCCTCTGCGATGCGGGAATGCCAGTCGCTTTCCGTCTCACCGAGCTTGCGCGGGGTGTTGAGGGCGGCATGGATGGCGTTGTCTTGGAGCCATGTGATTAGCGCGGGCTTGGCCTTCATTCCCAGCACGTTGGTCACGCTCGGGATGAGGTTGAGCGTGCGGGCGTCCCTGACAGTGGTGGGGCGTGGCAGGCCGGAGGACTTGGCAATGACCTCGTGCATGGGGGCACCGTCGCGGGTGTACCAGTGGGAGGCGTGGGGATTGCGGGTGATGGTGGACATTAGGATATGGATGGGAGTTCGACAAAGGGGCCGAGGAAGAGAGCGACCTTGCGTGCTTCCGGGTGGCCGACATCTTCAGATAGATAGGACTTGAGCGCGTCGAGGTTGGCGGCGCAGATGATGATTTCCGTGCCTTCGGAGGTGGTGATAACGGTGCCGACTCCTAGGTAGTCGGGCTTGCGGCGTGGTTTGCGTTTCATGGGGTGGGGTGCAGTGTTGGAAATTATTTCTTACCGAACAAATCGGAGACGCTCCCGATTTTAAGGGTGTCGCTCGATCTGGCGGATTGCTCGGCAAGGGCATAGACCTTGCGAGATCCTGAACCGTTGAAGAGTCCGAGGATGGTCTTGAGCGTGATGTGTCTGACTCTTGTGTCAGGTTCCATGTTGGCAGCGTCGGCGCAGACCAACTTTCGCAAGCCTTTCTTTGCGATGTTGCGTGACCTCTTGACGGCGGCCTGACCTTCGTCGGGGATTTCCTCATCTGACAGGCGCTTGATGCCCACTCCCGCGATGGTTCCAAAAACCATGTTGTGAGGAGACTTCATCAGATGGCGTCTGGCGGTTTGCAGGATGGTGTTGCGAACTTGAACATCGTCCTTGGAGACGGCGTTCATTTCATGGTAGGTGAACACCTGGCCGATGGCGGCGTCTTTCAGGTGTTTGATTAGCAGTTCTGTCTCTGCTAGCGTTCGTCCGATAACTTGATCGGGATTGATGTCAATTTTCATGTTTTTAGATAGGGGTTGTCGTGTCGTGTCGTGTTGTGGGGTGAAGTGTCGTGCGGTGCGGTGTTGGAAAACTGTTGTCGTGTCGTGTCGTGTGGTGTTGTGAGGTGGCGTGGGGTGCCGTGGTGTGCCGTGTTGGAAAACGGTTGTCGTGTCGTGTCGTGTTGTGCCGTGGGGTGCTGTGTCGTGATGTGCGGTGCGGTGTTGGAAAACTGTTGTCGTGTCGTGTTGTGTTGTGCCGTGCCGTGCCGTGGGGTGCAGTGCCGTGCAGTGCGGTGGCGTGTTGGAAAATTCCGCGTGTGGGATGCGCGGCCCCCGCTGCAATCAGCAATCCTCCCAGGTCAGATCATCTCCGACATAAAAGCGGCCATAGAATCCGCCGTTGCGTGGACGGAAGCGACCCACACCGATGAACTTTCCGGCCTCTACCAGATAGCGGGTGAACACTTCCCGCGTGATGGTCTCGTCGAGGATGTAGAAAGTTGCGGTTGCTTCCCATTCTGGAATAACGGGAAACTTGCGGGCAACGCGGGTGCCGCTGCCGCGCTTGCCATCGGCATGGCAAGAGAAGGTTTCGCCTGCGGTCTCGTGCTTCTTTACTCCCAGCAAAATCGGATCAGTAACCAGGATTCCAGCGGTGAAATACCTGGTCCAGGTGGAATTACCCTTGCCGGGGATTTTCTCCCCGAGGTATTGGGCGCATTCCATCAGTGCGTTTTTCATCGCCATTGGCGGGATATAGACTTCGCCGGTCTTGCGGTCGGCGTGCTGGTGTTCGCGCCAGTTTCGGGCGTCATAGTCCGCGCTCGATTCTTTTTCGAGCTTCGGAATGTCGGACGAATATTGACGGGATTGCGAGTAAGGACTCGCTGCGCTTAGTGTTACGGTTGCTTTTTTCATGTTTTGTTTGTGTTGTTACTGAGAGGGGTTGTCGTGTCGTGTTGTGTCGTGGGGTGCAGTGTAGTGAGGTGGCGTGGTGTGCGGTGTTGGAAAACTGTTGTCGTGTCGTGTTGTGTAGTGGCGTGTAGTGCGGTGTAGTGCCGTGATGTGGGGTGTTGGAAAACTGTTGTCGTGTCGTGTTGTGGGGTGTCGTGTGGTGTTGTGATGTGAGGTGCTGGAAAACTGTTGTCGTGTTGTGTCGTGTTGTGTCGTGTCGTGCCGTGAAGTGAAGTGCAGTGGGGTGTCGAGAATCTACTCAGCCACTTCCTTACCATCGATAAAGGCAATCGCGCCGTCGAGGATGTGCAACCCGCTGTTGCTTGGTTGCTCCTGGAACTTCTCAATCCAGACTTGCACGCCGCGTTCGGCGGCGAGGGATGCCACGGCGGCAATGTTGGCGGAGTTCATCAAAGCGCCTTCGCGGATGAAGATGATCTTGAGCTTTGGATTCTGACTCATGGCCACCAGCGTAGAGACGCGGATTTGCTCGGCGGTGGATAGCTGGGAGAAGAAGGTGCCGGAGACCATCACGCCGTCGTCGGTAAGCTCAAGCCCATCGAGCGGGAGATTGGCGTTTTGGATGGCGAGGGATTTTTCCTCGTCAATTTCTTCGATCCGGCGAGACAGCTTTCCGTGGTCGGAAAGGAGTTTTGCGCGTTTCTCCGACAACTCCTGATGCTTGCGGGCGGAGCGGATTCTGCGGTTGGTCTCGTCCACCGTGGCGATTGCGTCGCGGGCGGTGGCAATCTCTGACTCGGTGGGAGCCATTTCCGCCAGTCGTGTGTATTCAGTGGTGGCCGCCAGGCTATCATTCTCGGCGTCCTGCAACTCCATCTTGGCAACGTCGATCTCGGCGAGTAGCTGGGTCATGCGGCGCTCGCGGGAGTGGAACCGGTAGGATATTTCGGCAACCGTGCGCTCTTGGTCGGCCACCTCCCGCGCTGCGTTCTCAAGCGTGGTGAGAGCCTGCATGAGGTCGGCGGCTGATACTTCGTCAGTGGGCGTGCCCTCGGCCGGCGCGGGCACTGCGGCGAGTTGAGAGGCAACATCCTTGCCTTCGCGGGCCGTTGCGGCGCGCTCGCTGTAATGACCGGCCCGCTTGGCGTCGATGGCGGTGAAGTCGAGACCTGCGGCCACTTTCAACGCTTCCACTTGGTCCTTGGGCTTGAGGCGGACGAATTCCAGAGGGTCAAATGCGTAGTTGCCAAGCAAGCCGTTGAGGAACGTCTGTGGCTTCTGGACGGCCACTCCGGCGGCGTCGGTGAGGGTGAGGCTGTCGCCCTTTTTCGTCACCTTCCTTTCCAACCGGTACTCGGCTTTGTCCGCGCCGAGGGTGAGGCGGACGGAGGCCGACGGGCGGCCATGCTTGATGGGATCATCCAAGCCGGTATTGCTGAGGGCGAGGATGATGCCGTCTAGGACTGAGGATTTGCCATGGCCGTTGTCGCCGGTAAGGATGATGGGTTGGCCGGTGGTGGGGTTGATCTCAATGGCGCTGATGCGCTTGAGGTTGTCGATTTCGAGGTGCAGAATGTTCATGGTTCGGACTTTTGTATGTGGTTGGTTGTCTATCAGAAAGGAATGTCGTCGGTATCGTCCTCAACGGGAGGGACGAACGCCGGAGTGGCCTTGTGGGAGGGAACCTCGTCGCGCTTGCTGGTGCCGTTGTAAAGGAACTTGATGACCCGGTTGCGGAAGTAATCTTTTCCTTTTACCGGTTCGCTGGCCAGGGTGGCAACGCCGGATTTCGCCTTGATGTACTTGATGAACTCGGCGTCGCGGAAGTTGATGCGGGTGCCTTCGGGGATTTTGACGGAGGCGAGGAACTGGTTTATTTTGAACGCGGCGTTTGGGGTGAACACTAGGTATTCGTGAACGGTGGCTTTCTCGCCGTCGGGACCGGAGAACTCCAGTTTGATCGGCATCATTTCATTGCCGGAGGCTGAGCGGGTGATAGCGTTCATTTCCAGAATGGTGAACGGATAGTCGCCGTCTGCCAATACTACGAATGCGTTTTCCACCGGAGCGGCGGATGTGAAGTCTGATGCGAGGTCTTGTGACATTATGTTAGTTTTCTTCGTTGGTGGTTGATGTTTCGTCGGATTCAGGTTCGTTTTTCTCGGTTGAGAATTTGGTCACGGCGGCCACAAACTCAGCCCGGCGGGCGAGGATGGGCTTGCGCTTGGCGGCTGCAAGGTCGGTGAGGGTCATGCCATCGGCCAGCCAGCCGATATTGATAAGATAGGCGGTGGCCTCGTCCTCGATGCCTGCGAAGACGGTTTTGATCTCGTCCTGGGTGGCTTTGGGAATGCACTTGCCTACCGCCTCAATGAAGGCGTCCCATGAAAGCTCCATCTCGAAGGGGAGGTCGAAGCGGGACTTAGCGAGGAATGCTGGGCGTTCCTCGGTGAACATCCTGCGCCGTCCATCGCCGGACATCTTGGCTTTCTTCGCGCCCTTCTCCTTTGAGGAGGTGGTTTTGAAGTTGGCGAAGAACATGCAGTCAACCGATTCATGCAGCAGGGCGGCACCGCGCTGGTCCATTTTTAGCAGGTGGCGGTCGTAGCGTTCGTTCTCGTACGGGTCTTCCGTGGATTTGATTTTGCTGTGGCCAAGCACGATGACATTCATCTTCATGCGCAGGCGCTTGAGGGACTTGAAAAACTCAACCCATTCTTCCTCTGCGCGGACGTAGCCCTTGCCAAACCCGCCATCGACTTCCTCGATGCTCTTGACCTGCGCCTCTTTACAGATATGCGCCCAGACCAGCGGCTCAAGACCGTTGATCGTGTCGATGACCAGCGTTTCAAAGTCGTGCTTCTCAATGAGCAGGTCGGACACGGCGGCTTTGACATCCTGCCAGGTCTTCGGGGATGGGAATGACGCGACATCCATGGTCGCAACCCCGTCGTCGGTGCCGAGAAATACGGCGCTAGGGGCCGTGGCGGCGAACGTACTCTTGCCCACGCCTCCCGGACCGTAGAGGCCGATGAAGTGCGGTCGCGGCTTGATGCCGGTGGTGATTTGAGTGATGAGGGACATTAGTACGAGGCGATTAGGAGGAGGATGGCGAAAAGGATGATGCACGCGCAGACTGCGGCAATGTTCATCGCTATGTGGTCGGACGGTCGGCGGGATCGGACGCGGTTGGAGCGTGGCGCTTCGATGCACAGCCCGAGGCTTAGGCGGCGGTTCATTTCGTGTTTCATGGGGGTGTTAGTAGGGTGAGACATTCGGAGAGCTTGGGATCGGAAATTTTGCGCTCCTCCATTTTTTCCCAGCAGTTGGAAATGGCTGAGGCGTGCCGCTCGAAAACAGTTCCCAATTCCTGTGGGGAGGTGTAGCCGGAGACGCGCAACGTCTCCCAAACCGCCCATCGGCAGTTGGCCGCGAAATTCGTCTGTCCCTTGCCAATGACGAGGCTTGGCTCGATGCCATAAAACTTGGCGGCTTTCCTGACAAGACGGGCGGCTAGCACGGCTAAGGGAGGGGCCGGTGGGCGCAACGCCTCGCGGCGGTCGATCTCCTCGCGGAGTTGGGTAGTGGTGTATTCTGAAAACATGGTTGGGAGAGTGGTGGACTCGGGGCGGTGATTTTGAAAGAGGCGTCGCCTCTGGCATAGGTCGCCACCCTGCGCCCCTTGTCCGTTTATTTTTCGCGGGATGCGGCGATGAAGTCCAACACGTCGGAGAGCTTGTAGCGGACGACCTTGTTGGGAATGAGAACGATGCGCGGCAGCTTCATGTTGAGGAGCGTCTGCGGCGTGCAGTCGAGCATGCCGGAGGCCTGCTGGACACTGAGCAGGCAAAGTTGCTCGCGGCACTCGGTGAGGATGTGCTTGACGACATCGGCGCGGGCGGACTCGATCAGCTCTTCGGTCTGGGTTTTGGTGAGGTGGATGTTCATTGGTGGGCAGGGTGGGCTTGACGTTCTTTGTGGTTCTCGCCGACTTGGCGGAGAATTTCGACGATGGCACCGGAGAGGGAAAACCCGTTGACCTGCAATGCGCCCAGGATGACGCCTGCCTCGGGGGTGATGGCGTCCATGGGTAGCTCGACCATGAAGATGGATCGTTGCGCCAGTGCTTGCCGGGCGGCCGTGATGTTGGCTTCGTGGATCATGGCTGGAAAAATTCGATGGCGAGCTTGGTAAGTCCCTTGGCCGTGACCATTACCTGAGTGCGCATGCGCTCGGTGCCGTCGTCGAAGTGCTGGCCGAAAACCTTGTGCTTGAGAACGCCTTGCTTGATGCTCTCTTGGTAGGCAACCCATTCACCGCTGCCGGGCCGGCGGTAAATCCAGTCCTCTTGGTTGAGCCAGTCGAAAAGGTCGCTTGGGCGAATCTGGAGGTTCTTCGCGGCGTTGGTGATGTTGAGCATTCCGTCCCAGTTCTTGATGCGGTCGAGCGCCGCCACCTTTGGAGCGGCCTCGGCCAACTCTTCGACCACCGCCATCTCACGCTCGACGGCGGCGGCAAGCTGGAGGGTCTTGGTGGCAAGGGCGGCCTCGGCGGCTTCCTTGGCCTCGATGCTGTCGGCGGCGAGGCGGAGGGCCTCTGAGTGGGTCGGGATGGCCAACTTCACTTCCCGCAGCTTCTTCTCACAGGCAATATAGAACTGGCGGGCCTGCTTGCCCTTCTCGTTGCGCTCGACCATCGAAAGCTCCTTTGCCATGTCGAGGGAGATGGCGTAGTCGTTTTGGGTTGCGCGACCGATGACAATTTTATCAATCGTGAAATCCACCCCTTCCACAAAGCCGAACGACTCAATACGGTTCTTGATCCAGTTGGAAAACTCCTGCTTGGATTCAAGAAAGAAGTGCAGGTCGCGGGCATTGACGGATGGAATGCCTTCGGGGTTGGTGATCGGTATCAGCGAGCCGGAGGGGGCAAGTTGATCGTCGGCGAAGAAGTCGGGTTGGGCGGTCATGGCGGTGTAATGTTGAAAATTCCCGGTATTTACTGCATTTGCAGAAGTAGCAAATTCTGAATTGCTCTGGCGGCAAAATTTGAATAGGACTCGCCATTTTTCTGCGCCTCTTTTTGCGCCAATTTGTAAAGAGGTAAGGGAAGATTTACCTTCGTCACCTCTTTTGTCTTACCAGTCGCCGGGCGTCCTGGTCCGCGTTTTTCATGGGGCTTGCTGCTCACGGGCCGAAGCTGGCCAATTAAACGGGCATCGTAAAGTTATTTTTGATGCCTTAAATAAAACGGGCCAATTTAATTCTTGCTTTCCTTGTAGGTATAGGCAAAATTTCCAGACACGTAAATCAACCAAAACAAAATGAGCAACGAAATTAATCCAGAAAAACCAAAAAGAGGAAGACGTCCTCTTCCAGTGAGTGAAAAAACGGTCACAACAAATGTGTCGCTTCATCCCGCGCTGGAGATGGCAGCGATAGAGGAGGCCAAGCGTCGGTCAGTTAGCCTATCAGGTCTAATTTCGTCCGCCATAAAGGAAGAATTAATCCGATCCTACAAGGCTAGAATTCAATTTTCAGATTCAGAGGAGGACGGCCCAAAAAATGGATCGGTGGCTACGTTACAGCCAACCGTTCGGAATGCGTGATCCCCTTCCCAAACTCCGCCTTGCGCCTAGCCAGAATGCTGGCCGGGCTATCCACCGCATGCATGGCCGTGGGGCAGACAATCGACCTATGGGACATGCTAGGTATTTTT